TACAAATGATCACATTTAAACAACATTATCTTACAGAGGCCTCAGCTGAAGGCAAAAATCTTCATATGCAACACATTGAGGATCAGGTACTCTATGGCGGAGTACAAGGAGCGCGTGAAGCACTGGTTGCATTACGAAGTATGCGTGATATGTTGGCTGGAAACAGTCCTCAATCATATGACGTTGCAGCAAAATTTGACGGCGCTCCTGCAATATTTGTTGGTACAGATCCAACTGACGGAAAATTCTTTGTTGCTAAAAAAGGTATTTTTAATAAAAACCCAAAGGTATACAAAACAGAGGCTGAAGTTCGTGCTGATACAAGTGGCGATCTTGCTGAAAAACTTTCTATTGCATTACAATATTTTGCAAAACTTGGTATAAAAGGTGTGCTTCAAGGAGATCTTGCATACACATCAAAAGATCTAAAAGTAGAAAATTTTGATGGTGAAGACTATCTTACATTTCAACCAAACACGATTGTCTATGCAATACCTGCTGGCAGTGATCTTGCAAAAACTATAAAAGCAAGTAAGATTGGTGTTATGTTTCACACCCAATACACTGGTAACACCTTTGAATCTATGAAGGCCTCATATGGATTTGATTCAGCTGTTCTTAAGAAAACACCTGATGTGTGGTTCTCAGACACATACATTCGAGACCTCTCTGGAAAAGCAACCCTAACAGCATCAGAGACAAAGGAACTAACAACCACCCTCTCTCGTGCAGGTGCAATATTCCAAAAAATAAGTGGAAACACTCTTCGAGAACTTGAAAGCAATCAAACACTCGCTCAAACACTTGAAACATTTAACAATACACTCGTCCGTCGTGGTGAACAGATTGTTGATGCCGCTGCACACGTCCGTAACCTACTTACTTGGATAAATGACAAGTATGCAAAAGAAGCTGATACAAAAAAGAGTGATGCTGGAAAAGCATCTACACTTGCAAAGCGAGATGAATTTTTAAAGTTTTTCTCACCAGAAAATAAGGTTAGTCTTGAACGCATCTATGAATTACAAAACGCAATTGTTGAAGCAAAACTTATTATAATACGCAAGTTAGAGACTCTTAAGAAGATGTCTACATTTGTACGCACAACAGATGGTTTTAGAGTAACTGGCCAAGAGGGTTTTGCAATTAATGATCACATAAAACAAAATGTTGTAAAGCTTGTTGACCGTATGAGCTTTTCTAAAAATAACTTTGACCCTTCAATTATAAAGGGTTGGGAGAGATAATCGCATGCCATATCTCAATCATAACACCCCAAACATTACTTGTTTTATACGAAATGAGTATCTTTTTAACCATGAAAGCGGCCATGGTGAATACACACCTTGTAATATACATTCAGTAGCGTCATTAGAAAATCGTGTGCCACTGTTTGAAGCCTTTTTATCAAATGGAGTAAATTGGACACGTCGTCCACTATCAGCGTTTTGTTGGAAGCCATGTGATCCATTACCACTAGAAGAACTCCTCTATTGGGATTGTTTTAGTCCATACATCGATGTTTCAACTCGAGCACGGTTTAGAGGCTTACGTGCAAAACTAATTACTCCTTCAAGCACACAAGTTTGGGGCGAATATTTGTTTACCCTCGATTGGGGTTGGGAAAACAAGGGTATATTAGACACCAATTTCTCAGAAACTTCAGAACACAAATGTGCTCATCTATTTAAAATGGACAGTGGTCACATTTGTGCCTATCCAAACAACCGAATTATTTGGCATGACAAAGCATGGAGTGACAACCCTATAACACACAATCCTGGATATAAGATTGACACAACTGTGTATAGTGTAGAAAATGTGAAAGTGTGCTATACTGATGATAACTATATGACAAACTTTACAGAGACCCCACAAGATGAAAAGCTTTAAAGAACACATCGCAGAAAACACCGGTTATTATCGTGGGCTCTCAAAGAGTACTTCATCTAAGAGATCTGCGCAATTTAATCGTCAATCCGAGCTTGATGATGACGATCCAGACGCCTATGCACCTGCACCAGGAGACGCTCGTTCAAAGACAAAGACTTCAAAATGGACTACAGCATATAATGCAAAATATGGTGACGTTGAAGAGGACAGTCTTTATGAAGATGCAAAGGTTGCACTACAACGCAAATCAGATAAGACTGGAATATCATACAGCATACTTAAAGCGGTCTATGATCGAGGCATGGCAGCATGGAAGACCGGTCATCGCCCAGGTGCAAATCAACAACAGTGGGCGTATGCGCGGGTAAATAGTTTTATTATGGGTGGAAAGACGCAAAAGACAACTGATGCAGATCTTTGGGCTGCCCACAAAAAAGGAAAATAGTATAAATACATTATACATGAAGTCAGAAATACGATTAAAAGATTTACTAACAGTTGATCAAACTGATGGGTCATATGAATATGATCCATTGGACATTATGATTACTGCTTATAAAAAGCGTAAAAAAGCATCAATGGTTAGTGAAGAAAATCCAGAAGTTGAGGAGTCTGTCTTTGACACAATGTCAAAGCATGAATTACATGCAGAGTTACTTCGATTAGATCGTAATATTAAAAAACTAAACTCTCAGTCTGAAACTCCTACATCAAAAAGTAATTTGAAAATTTTAAAAACTTCACGAGACTTTATAATGAGTCTCTTGAAAGAAGACACTACTGAACTTACTGAAGTGCTGACAGCACAACAACGCATGGCTCGACGTGCAGCCATACGTAAAAACAAATCACGATTAAGGGTTGGCCGACGCGCAGCATCTCGTCGTCGTGCATCAAATACTGTGTTAAAAGCACGCGCAATGCGTGCAGCTCGCAATGAACTTGCAAAGCGTTTGACTGGTGGAAAGAGTAAAGGTGAACTATCCTATGCTGCTCGTGCAAACGTTGAAAGACAGCTTGCTCGCAAAAAGGGAATTATTAAAAGTTTAGCGGCACGCCTTATTAATCAAGTCCGAACAAAGGAAAACCAACGCCTTAAAAACAAAAATAAGAGATGAATAAAATGAAATCGTTTAAGACGTATGTTGAAGAAAAGGTAAATGAGATTGTTGTCTCATTTGGTCGCTTTAATCCTCCGACAATTGGTCATGAGGAAAACATAGTTGCTATTGCTAAAATTGCAAAGAACAAACCATTTAGAATATACGCTTCTCAGAGCGAGGATCCTAAGAAAAATCCTCTGCCATATAAAGAGAAAATTGACTTTATGCGCAAAATGTTTCCTAAATATGGTCGAAATATTATCTTTGATCGTGACGTAAAAAACATTTTTGATATTGCAACCAATGCATATGACGAAGGCTATACTCGTCTTACACTTCCAGTGGGAAGTGATCGTGTTTTAGAATTTAAATCATTGTTACAAAAATATGATGGAGTAAAAGGCACACATGGTTACTATAAATTTTCTGATGGCATAAATGTAGTGTCAACTGGCAGTCGCGATCCTGATATTGATGATCGCACTGGTGCGGCCACATTTAAAGTAAGCGCATCGAAGATGAGGAGTGCTGCATTTGAAAATGATTTTCAAACGTTTTCAAAAGGCCTTCCAAAGACATTTGGAAATGCAAAAGAACTCTTTAATGCAGTACGGCAAGGTATGGGACTAGAAGAGAGTCATAATTTTCGTACACACATACAACTCGACACTGTAAATGAAACACGTGAACGATATATCGCTGGTGAAATATTTAATATTGGTGAACGTGTGCTCTCTAAAAAAGATGGTGGAGTCTACATTATAGTTGAGCGTGGTGCAAATTTTGTAAAGTGCACAAATGAAACACGGACTGCGCAGTCTAAGTTTTTTATAAATGATATACTTTCAGAAGAGACCTGGGAAGATGGCTATGAGCGCCGTGTTGTAAAAACAACTGACCCTGATCGTTTAGAGGCTGGATACAAATGGAGAATCAAAGGGAAAGATGACGCGGCTCGTACAATAAAATACTACAAGAACAAGCCGGACTTTAAAGAATTTACAAACCAAATGAAAAGAGTTGCAGGACATGAATTTGGAAGTCGATAACACTATACTTGAAGACTATGGCGCTGGTTTTGAAGGGACAAATGCGCTAAGAGATAAATACATAAAAGACACCCCAGGACAAAGCATACAACAATTTAAAACCGAGATGAAACAAAAAACATATCAAGAGTTTGAAGCTCAACACAAAAAGATGTATCCTTCACATACGACGGATCAAATAAAAGCTGCATACAAAAAATACAGCGAATATTTTGAAATGGAAGAAGTTGATCTTGAAGAAGCCAAGGATCCAAAACAAGCAGCAGATTTTCAGCGAGTGATTTATGGTCTAATGAAGCAGGATGACTATAATAAAAAATGGAAGCTTGGTAAATATCGACCAGCTGGAAATAAATTGGCTGGACCTGGTGGACTCTATAAAAATCTGCTTATGCCTAGTAAAAAAGAATCTGAATTAGAAGAAGCTTTTGGTGAATCATGGGTTGTTTACAATAAAGATACCAAAGCAAAAATCAAACCTTTCAAAACAAGAAAAGGTGCATATGACTATGCTGCAAAAAATGGAGGTGTTGTATACAGTGCTGAATATTACTTTGACAACCAAGATGACATTAATTCCGGTAAACTTGTAAAAGAAGAATCATTGGAAGAAGCTTATAGTGAATCTGAAATGGAATATTTATTAAATAAATGGAGAGAAACAGGAAGAATCGCATATAGACGCCCAAATAAAAAACTAATTAGTCTTAATGGGGGACCAAATATTCCAGAAAAACAAGCACTTGATAAAATTAAAGATTTCTTTGATAAACAATCGGAAATGGAAGAATCATTACAAGAAGCTGTTCCAAAAATTGACGTTGAAGAACT